GCAATCATTCCAATGAATCTCATTTGTTGGGCAGCTATTGCATGGGGTGTAATTACCACACTCAAGTCTGAGTAAAATCCATTGACTTTTTTACATTGAGGATTTAATATATAGAATGTGACGTTGAGGAGGACTCAACACTGTTAGGACTCGGGGGCAGTACCCGACGCCTCCACCATAAGCATATCGCCGTCTCTGGTAATGAGACCTTGCTAGACACGAAAGAGTTTGTTGTGGTATGCTTATGATGGGGGCGAACTAGGATCGACTGGCAGTTATTAGGAAATCGGAGTCACAGGGTTGATCGCCTATAGATCAAACACTATAAATGCCAACGATAATGTTGCATATGAGGATTACGCCCTAGCGGCATAATTACTCTGGGTTTCGGTGGGTTCCCTGGAAACAGAATAACCCACCACACATACACACAAACACATAGGAGGCTGTAATGGCTTTTATCGCAAGTACCTTGACCTTTAATACGGGTCTATCCGATTGGTTCAATCGTGTTTTCAAAAAAATGCAACCATATGGTTACACTCGTGCAGCTATTGAAATGGAACGTGAAGGATATCTCGAAGAGGCTGCTGCTCTACGCCAGATGGCAAAGTTTGCAGGAGAGTAATGATGTTTTATAATGTTGAAACTGCTAAGACTCATAATCGTATGTTCTTTGATGCTATGATTGATCTTAAGGTGCAGGGCTGGAAGTCCTTTGCTGAAGCATCGGATATATACACCTATCGGTTCTTTAGTAACCAGCTCGAGGAGATGACAAAGGCTGTTGAAAAGGCTGGTGAGGATATGAAGACCTTTGTAAAAGGAGCTATATCATGAGCAAGAATCCATATGAAATTCGTTTTGATCTATTGACAATGGCCAAGGAAATGCTTGACCGTCAGTATGAACAGGCTTCAACTATGGCATGGGAAGCAATGACCAAGGCTATGGAGTCAAATAAGGATATCTACAAGGACGTTGATAAATACGTGCCTAAGATGTTCACACCTGAGGAGATTATTGCTCAGGCAGAAAAACTTCAGTCATTTATAAATAACAAAGACTGAGATTCAGTTCGGGTTGCGCCGTAATACGCACGCGGGGAGCCAACGGTCAGCTCCTCATTTTTTTTGTTTACATTCCATGCAGGTTATGTTATTATTACATTATGGAACAAGCACTCGCAAAATTACTCTTAGGCGTATTGTTGGTTGGCGGTAGCGGCACAGCAAGCGCATCAAATCAGGAAGTCTCCTGTCTCGCTCTGAACATTTATCATGAGGCAAGGAGTCAATCCATTGCTGGTCAGATTGCGGTCGGCCAGGTCACACTCAACCGAGTTAAAGATTCTCGTTTCCCAGATACAGTCTGCGATGTGGTGATGGAAGGCCCACATAGAGCATCATGGTCTGGTTCTGGTGAAATGATACCCATCCGTAATCGCTGCCAGTTTTCCTGGTACTGTGATGGTAAATCGGATAAGATTCATAACGAGGATAAGTATCGCACCATTTATCGTCTGGCGCGTATGTTGTTGAATCAAGATATGGTTGATATTACGACTGGTGCGACACACTACCATGCTTACTATGTATCACCAGCATGGGCAAAAACCAAAACACGTACTACAAAAATCGAAGATCATATATTCTATAAATGGGAAAAATAAATGCTTAATACAAGTTCGTTTTCTATGATTATTGAAGAACTGGCTTGTGATCTTAAAATTCCATACATGGATGCAGTTGTCCATTATTGCGAACGAAACGATATGGAAATTGAGGTTGCAGCGAAACTACTCAATTCAAAAATTAAACAATCCATCGCCTCTGAAGCAAGCGATCTGAATATGATGAAGGAAAAGATTAATAAACTGCCGGTATGATATGTACGATGTAGCCGAAGGCTTTGATGCCTATAAAACTTATCTAGCACTCAAGCAACACTTTACCAGTGATTATGATTACTTTAAATATAATGGTAAGGTTCGTGCCAATGTGGATTCTTTTTTAAAAAGAAGAGATAAGTTCTTTTTTCGAAAGCTTTCAAAGAAGTATACCAAGGATGAATTAGTAAATTTCTTTGTGAGTAATTTTATCGTAAGTGATAACTGGATTGGTAATCTTATTTCACAGGAAAGTGAGGATAACTATGTTCAATTTAAAAAGCGCATGGAATCTCTTGGCTATAGTGTTCGTAACGAGCTACATTTTTTGTTTGATTACTGCCGGGATAGGGATCTTGACTTTAATAAATTATTATTGGTAGAGGATGGCAATCATCCTTTGCTACTGAAGCTCTGGCTTCAAAAGAAGGTCAGTATCGAGACTGTTATTATCATGGATGATATATTGAGGTTTACTCGATACTGGGATGCTAAACTAGACGATATAGTTTGGGAGGAAAAGAAAAGACTGATTTCGAAGTACCGTAAATTTCTCAATTACGATTTATTTCATTATCGTAAAATGATTAAGGAGATGATCCATGAATCTTGAATTAGAAAAATACGAAGGCGAATTACGCCACCTCAGAGAAAGAGTTAAAGAACTAGAAATCGACATCAGCTATTTAAAGAGGGAGAAATCAGAACTTGGTATTTTAACTTATGATGAATTAACTGTGCAACAGGATAAACTTTGGTAAGAAATCTATTTACTTTTCCTCCCAGCTATGGTATAAATAAACTACTATATGATGGTTATGTGGACAAGCAATATACAAACTTATACGGAGACATACAATGAATACTTCTTTCGCAGATCTTAAGCGCTCACGCAAGTCACTTTACGATAAGATCGTAACAGAAACCAATAAGATGCAGTCTGGTGGAAACCAGGGTGGAGCCGATACTCGGTTCTGGCAGCCTGAGGTAGACAAGGCTGGTAATGGTTATGCCATTATCCGTTTCCTCCCGGCACCTAAGGGTGAGGACCTTCCTTGGGTTCGCATGTTCTCTCATGGTTTCCAGGGACCAGGCGGCTGGTACATTGAGAACTCACTGACGACCCTTAATGAAAAGGATCCTGTCGGTGAATATAACTCAACACTCTGGAATCGTGGTGACGAGGCTGGCAAGGAACAGGCACGCAAGCAGAAGCGTCGTCTGAACTACATTTCAAACATCTATGTTGTAAAGGATCCATCTAATCCTCAGAACGAGGGTAAGGTATTCCTGTACAAGTTCGGCAAGAAGATCTTTGACAAGATTAATGATCTCATGAATCCAGAGTTTGAGGATGAGGCGGCAATCAATCCATTTGATTTCTGGGAAGGTGCAAACTTCAAGATGAAGATTCGGAATGTTGAGGGTTACCGCAACTATGACAAGTCCGAGTTTGACTCTGTGTCTGCTCTTCTTGACGAAGATGATGAGCTAGAGAGGATCTGGGGTACACAGTATTCCCTACAGGAATTTCTCGATCGGAAGAACTTCAAGTCATTTGCAGAACTTCAGACAAAGCTCAATCGAGTACTTGGTGCTACTGCGGTGTCATCTACCGCTGAGGAAGTCGACGAGGATATTTTTAGTGAACCTCGTCAGACTGCCGCCCCGAAGGCTGAAGAAACTGAGACGCCTTGGAGCGAAGAGTCATCTGATGACAGCCTAGACTTCTTTAAGCAAATGGCCGAAGATGATTAATTAAAAAGTGCAATGCTTTTTAGGGGGAGATCCGTTGGGTCTCCCTCTTTTTTTAATAATCGTAGGACTGATCATACATTCCACCACGGATCTGTCGTGGTCGACGGGCAGAAATACCACCACCACCTCCGCCGCTAGAATTGTTTACATTATTCACCGTTGTCGATTGGTTATTATTTGTAGGTGCTACTACGGTTGGTGCCCCTTCTTTTCTCTGAGCCGATGCAACATCATTTGATCCTGCATTTATAGCTCGTGATTTTGCCATCTGCTCTTCTTTTAGATTTTGGTATAAACCAATGGCTCGCATATCATATGTTTTGCCATCAATTGAAATACTACCACCACCCTTTTTACCAGTAGCTCTTTCAAAGTTTTCAGGAGATAACATCTCATCGCTGTAACCTTGATTCTTAAGGTTTTCAATAACCTTAGCATACATAGCATTCGATTGAAATGGATCGCCGCCGTATAATGCTTTGTTGACTGCAGCAATACTTGGTCCTTGCATCAAGGCATCTTGAGCCATTCCAATAACCGAGGGCTCTCGATGATTACCTTCCTGTACAACCTGACCGTCCCGCACTATACGAGTGTTAGGATCTGCCCGCATCCGCGGTTTTTTAGCTTCAATCCTTGCCGTTTTCCGTTCATATACACCTGCCCTCTTATCTTTTTGGACATTTTCAATCGCTGACCTATCACCGGTAGCTTCGAATGTTCTTCGTGCATCCTCTAATTCGGCTTCATAATTTCTAGGAGCACCACTACCGCCACTACCATCAGCACCACTACCGCCACTACCATCAGCACCACTACCGCCACTACCACCGGCGCCGCCACCGCCACGACCACCGGCACCGCCACCGCCACGACCAGTGAGAGCAAGAATTGGACCAGCAACTTCTCTCACATATTGTGCTAGAGTTTCAATTTCACCATCATCTAGTGTTTTTGCAAAATCTTCAAGACCTTCACCGATAGATATTAGTTTAGTCTTTGTTTCTTTACCTTTAATATTTTCTAGTTCTTTTAATCCTTCAAAGGCTTTAAGTGTTGAGGCGATTGGATTCTCATCACCAAACATAAACACTTCGCTACTAAAGGCATTGCCCAATTTAGTGAGTGGTGGTATAATATCTTCTGAAAGACGAGTAATACCCTTTGTATCCAATCCTTCTAACGCCTTTAAACCCGTACCCAAACTACCGATAGAATTACCCGCCTTTGTTAGTTTATCTCCAATTTCGCCTTCACCTAGTACGGCGAAACGCTTGAACATCTCAATAGGATCTTTTTCCTTTATGCCAAGGAAGTCAAGCGCCGCACCAGCAAGATTGCCAAGCGCCTTTCCAAAACCACCAGCTTCAGCGGCCGCAAGTCCCTCACCAAGTGATTTTACAGCTGGACCAATTTTGGCTACCGCATCAGGATCTACATCCTTAAATTGTCTAAAACCATTTGCCAGACTTGTCATCTGACCTTCAATACCACCGCCTTCACCACCAATAGCTTTAGCAACTGCACCGAAGAGTTCACCAAGTCCAGCGGCGGCAAGACCGACACCCATTGCCTTTACAGCTGGTCCTATTTTTGCAAGACCATCGGTATCAACATCATCAAAGTCTTTAAGTGCTTTGGCGAAATTGGAAAGGGCAGGAAGGTTTGCTTTGCCTAGAACAAATGTTGCTTTAGCAATGGAAACTGTTGGCAAATTGCCGAAGAAATCTGAAAGGCCATCACCAGCTGCAGATATTTTATCAGCATCGATATCTTCAAAGTTTTTAACCGCATCACTCAACCCTGCAAGAGCAGGGTTTAATATTTCCAATCCTTTACCGACAACAGCAGCCGCTGCGGCAAATCCAAGACCGATTGCGGCCACAAATCCACCAAGACCTACACCTATTAGAGGTAATACAGCTGCAAAGAAAACGGACGCCTTAAACATAGCAGCATTACCAAGCGCCAACACAAATCCACTCAGAACTCCACCAGCAACTCCACCGAAGAACTTACCTATAATGCCTCCCATCTTACCGCCGCCAGAACCGCCACCTGATTTAACACCGGCTCCACCGCCAGCCCGGCCGCGGCCGCCAGCAGCGGCACCGCCACTAGCACCACCCATCATAGCAGCAGTAGGAGTTGCACCTCCGGCTTCAAGATCTCTTTTAAGTAGTTCTGCTTGTCTTAGGTTATCTGCTTCCTTCTGTGAAAGACCCAATTGTTCTTGTTGAGTTTTAACTAAGTCTTCAATAGCTTCACGAGTGGCTTGTTGTTCTTCAAGCTGTTTTTCTTCAATTTCTCTTTTTTTGGCATTAGTTTGTAAACCAGCCAAACCTCGTAGACTTTCAGCAAAACTTTCTTTTCTTTCGCCGATTGCCTCTCGGCCTCTAGCAATACCTTGGCCAAGGAAACTTTCCTGGAATTTTTTTGCAGCCGCTTCCTTTGCTACGGCGGCTCCTCTTTCAACTCGACCCACTGTTTGATTACGAATTGCTGCTTTAAGTAATCCACCAAGACCAAGCTCTGGATCTTCTGAACGTTTTGGGACTGCTGGTGTTAATGCAGCTGCACTTACACTGCCGGCGCCGACTTGCACTACACCACCACCTAGACCACCGACCGTACGAATAGCTTGAAGACTTTGAACTATGCCTTTAAGACTATTATTTCCAGAACGCCCATCAGTCCCACGAGTGAGTTCGCCCTGCTTTTTAATCTCATCAAGCAAATCTTTAAATTCAGCCATTTTGTTCTAACCTTCGTTTTTCTTCTTCTAAATGGTGTAATAATAACTGTGTATAGACCTCACGCTCAAATGGTATCATATTTTCTAACTCAGCCAATGAATACTTATGATGCTGCATTAAAGCAAAATTAGTATTATACATATTGGCTAACGAATCATGGCTGAGTGCTATGTAAAAAAATTCTGTAGCCCCTCTACAATAATACTATCACTTTCGCCACATGCCGTACAATTCCATTCGATATTTTTACTCAACTTTGGCATGGTATCAAAAAAAGTTTGTAGCTTTACAAATTGTTCCTGAGTCATATTGCTTAAAAATTCTTTTGCTTCATCAATAGTAAAATCATCATATACATTATCAGCATCCCAAATCATTTCAATACAATTTGCTACGACACCAGTTACCAAATCATATTCATCATTGGTAATATTAATTGTACCATTTACCAATTCCGAAAGAGATGGATCCTTGAATTTAATTCCAATTCCATTACCGATCTCAATTTTATCAATGTGATTCTCGTTAAATTTTACATTAATTTCATCTACATTGAATTTAACTTCAGTAGCATGTTTACAGTCGGTATTATCCATATGTCTCATTAGCATTGTAATCTCTTCACCAACTGACTTACCTCTCAGTTGTAGAAATAGATATTCAATATCATATGATGGCAACTTTTGT